CAAGATCAAGTTATGAAAAGTAATGGTCGTTGGTCTTTTTTTCTCCAACATCAAGTTGAAGAAAAAGATAATTGTTCGGTGATTTATTTCTCCAACATCAAGTTGAAGAAAAAGATAATTGTTTGATGATTTGTTTTTTTCCAAGATCAAGTTGAAGAAAAAAGATAATTGTTTGGTGATTTGTTTTCTCCAACATCAAGTTGGAGAAAAACAGACATTTCTATCTTATAAATAAATTATTTTTTGTTGTTGATTGCAATTATCTTTTTCTTAAAGATGATATTAAGACAACTATCATCTTTTTATTGTAATTATGAACTCAAATTATTCCATATAGATAAATTTTCGAAGTTCTTGGTATAGCTCGGGGAGGGAAATTTGTTCCTTTTTCTTGCAGTGACCATATGCCATCAATAAATTCATAATGTCTTTTTCTTCTAATATTTCATTAAAATTGTCTGCACATTCAAAGACAGTAGGTCTATATATATTGTATTTAAAGACCTTTTCTAAGAGTTCACGTTCAAATGATTGAGCAAATTCTTGTGATCACTCAATGGAAAAAAGACTAGCAGAAATATCGAGATAGGAAATAGGAGTCTCTAAAGTAGCAAAATACTTGATAGAAATATAAATACAAATGATAAATCGAAGTTGAGCTTGTACTTCTTCTTCTAACATCTGTCTTTTAGAAGAAGATGTTTTTAGAGGTGTGCGATCCCCTTGATTGATATATTCTAAATATCGATCAAAGAGATCGATAGCTTGAAATAGAATCCGATGTTTATACCATTCTAATCCATGGGATAGATTTTTATTGTAAAAATAAAAGGCTAAACTCATGGCCCATTTTCTTTCTTGACATTCCATGATATTTATTTGAAGTTCTTCGTCATTAAAACATGGTTTAGAATATAGATATATTTCTCTTGATCTCTGAATTTTTTCCTCAAATCCCGAAAAGAATGGATGATTTAAAGCTTCTTTAGCTGTGGGTCGTTTTTCAGGATCAAATTGTAACAAACTGGTCAACAAAGACATAAATTGTTTTATAGATCCAACCTTTTCCTCAAAATCTTTCTTTTTGTTTAGTGTTGGGAAAAGTTCTTTCTGGAAAGATTTCCTTCTACCTCTTGGAAGGAGAACCCCAAATTTTTCTTTGATTTTCTTATTTTGAGCAGAAGAGAGACGTTTGGGTAGTTGCCTGAGTATTTTTTCTAAAGCTTCTTTGTTTTCTTTTTCTTCATCTTCAGGATAACATCGCGCTTGAATAAGTGCCTTATGTGTAATCATCTCATAAATTACACATCCAATAGACCAAATATCTACTTTTTCAGTATAGTTAGGGTCTTTCATAACTATTTCAGGAGCACGATACCACACTGTAACCATCCTTGGGGTTTGTGGTTCTTGAAAAGTGTAGAATTTAGATAATCCAAAATCACAGAGTTTTAGTGTGGGGGGTAAATTTCTGTCCTCAGAATGAAAAAAGAGCAAAAGATTTCCAGGTTTGATATCCCGATGTAATATCTTATTAGCATGCATATATTCTAAACCCAAAAATACATCCACTAACAAACTTTTGATGTCTTGAAGTTGCATAGAAGAATGAATAAAACTATGAAGATCAAGGTCTGCTCGTTCCAATACGAAATGAAGTGTGTCATCCTTATACCCTTTTCTGGCAGGAGATAACTTTCCAGAAGAAAAAGGTTCACCATAGATTACCTGTTCAAGTTTCACAATATTAGGATGTTCTTTCAGCCGAAGAAGAATATCAGGTTCTCTTAGGTTACCTGCAAAATCGACCTCTGTTTCCATAATATTTCTTTTTAATGCATAAGACTTGTTTGAGTTTTGATTTCCATCCACCATGGAAGGAGATGTTGCTAAGTAAACTTTACCATAAGCCCCTTCACCCACGGTTTTTCCTTTTATCATTTTTTATCAGGAGAATCTATTTTAAAGAAACATTTCATCTTCTAAGCGATATGAATCTTTAAAATAGAATAAACATTTCAAAGTAAAGATGATAGATACATTTGTCATCACTCCAGAAGAGAATTCCAATCTTTTGTACATGATTTGCAATCCAATCCAAACCATGGATTTTATCTTCAAGATGGAAAGATTCAAAATTGTGTTATAAACCCACTATTTACATAATAGGGCCCTCTGTAATCACTTGAGTTGGTTTATCTAATAGAAATAATATATTGAAAATTATATTATATGAGCTTGTCTCTTACAATTTGTTGAAGTTCTATCTCCAAAGTCGATGTGTTTCGCCAATATCTCATGTATAAATGTTTTAAAAAAAAGATACCTTAAAGAATGAAATAAAAATCGTAAATGGAAATAAAATCTTTTAAAGATTTGACAGTAACCACTATGACCCTGATAGTGCAATTTTCAGGGAAGTTACAGATCAATCCTATATTCTGTCTACTTCCAATAACCAGAATAGAGATTCCTGAGAAAAAAAGAAGTACAAAAAAAGTAAAGATTCCTTATTGTGGTATTCCGGGTGCGATACTGTCTCTACGGTTTTCTGGCTTTACCAGAGGTATTTTTCGTACAGCTTCCCGTAGGCACTTTCGAAACTCTATTACTATGGATATCTCCACCAAAACAAAAAATATAAGCTTGAAGTTATCAGAGAATAGTATCCAAATGTGCGGTCCTACTTCATTAGAAATGGGACAAGAAGCCATTCATCATCTATTTGATCATATTCGAAATATACAGGAAAATATTGAATATATACAATCTCACAAGAAAGAAGCCGATATAGCACTTGAATGGACGATCGAGAAAACAAGAGGATCTTGCAAAAATAGGACAGAACAAGAAATACTACAATGTGAAAATGTATCTCTTGCTGTTACTGAAAATCATCCAGATTATAGTGTGATTATCCCCTCTGAAGAAGAAATTAGTAAAAGTAACGTTGACCAAAAAATTGTTCGTTTCCTATTGAGGCAATGTCCAGATTTTGATTATCATTCTCAACTTTGTGAAGATTTTAGACAAATTATGGATTTAGAATGGGTGGTAAAAGATGGATTACATTGTGATAACATCTACAAGGCTATGGTAAATTACAACTATCATTTAGGATTTCAAATTGATCGTCAACATCTAAAAAATGTTTTTGATTCTGTTGATGGTTCTTGGTGTGCCCGTTATGATCCAAGATTGGATCACACAGTCACTATACAAATTCCATATGAAGTTCCACCTGAATTGCAATTTATGAGGAAAAAAGATAAAATCCATTGTCATACCTTTATGGTTCAAAAATCAGGAGTTGTAACTCAGAGTGGACCAGATGAGAAAATGATGGAAGAAACATATTATAAATTTATGAATATCATTCATAAGAATATAAATTACATCCAAAAGATCGAAACCGATGAAGATGTAACCTTTCCCACCAAAGTCACCCTTAACAAAGATAGAAACACCCATGTACAAAAAAATAAACTTGTATCGATGAACAAAAAAGTCATTAAAGATAACCAATTGATAAAAGTTCAATGAATAAAAGTATATTGTTTCCAAATGATATATTCTATAAAATAATTGTCCACAATAAGAGGTGAACACCATATCCAAAAATTTTCGATTACACAAGTGCAAATGAACACCTATTTAAACCAAACTGTGTGATATACACCATTATATATATATATATATATATATATATACATTGTATACACATATATACATTTGCTCATTGTTTTATGATTTCTGAAGCGATATTTTTTTTGTCTGTAATAGTTTTAGGGTTCATGGTCAGATGAAATTCATGACCAAAAGCATCTACTGATATACCAGCAAAGACACGTTCCAAAGCCATCAGTGTAATCCATATAATATTATGATATATTCTTTTTTCCACAAAATCGGGAACTTTTTTGAGATTCAGATTAGGATCAGATAATATATCTTTTACGGCTTCTTCAATGGCTTCAGGACTGATATTACTACTTTTTAATATTAAATCTTGCCTTTTATTGCGCATTTGATCTAATAAATCTGAGTATTTTTGATGTAAATCGTCATAAGATGCTTTCCATTTTTCTATCTCTTTTTCCTTTTTCTCTATTCTTGACTGAACAACAGTTCTTAACTCTTCAATAGTTTCATCCTTCAAAGAAAGTTTTTCTTCATATAGATCTTTCCATTCATTAAAATGTTGATCATAAACATTTTTCCATTTATTTACTTCAGCATTCACATATTCGTGGACCTCTTCTCGTGTTATAATGCCATTACCGTCAGCATCTATATCTGAAAGTTTAATTCTTTGCGATCTGAAAGGATTGACTTTACTTAAGGTTAACCCCATTTTGATATAAAAATTATTAACTAATAAAAAATATCTTGATATGAACTCTGAATTCATATGGGGAATGATTATAACCGTTGTGTGCATTATTATTATAGGTGTAGGTATCGCACTTTATTTTTTCTGGAAAGATAGAGATGATTATGACAAAGAAAAGAAAGTAATTGTTTGGAGTATTGTTGCCGCTGGTGCATTGGGGCTTTTATTTGGCATCATATTTGTTATTTGGGGAGCTTCCAAAAAAGAATCTACAGATGCCACTAAAAAAATCATTGAAGAAAGTAAAAAGAATCAACAAAATTCCAAGGAAAAAGTAATACAGGAAGCACATAAAAGAGCACAAAAACTTTATGAGAGCACACTGAAACAGTATATCCCTCCAGAACCAATAATAGGTCCACCTAAACCTTACTCGTCCGCAACAATAAAACAGGGGCCACTCATGGCAAAACTATATTCTCAAAATCGGAAACCCAAAGGTATACTTAAGAAAGGAAAAAATAAAAAGTCTCCAGCTAAGAAGGTTACTTTTGCAGGTGCAGGATCATCTTCTACAGAATAATCGCTAACCATCTTTTCTTAACTTGATCTTGGAAAAAACAAATCACCGAACAATTATCTTTTTCTTCAACTTGATGTTGCATAAACAAATCACTGAACAATTATCTTTTTCTGACGCGTATGGATATCATCTATGATATCTAAAATGGTAAACCCTATATAGAAGAAGATAACAAGCTATTATTGAAATATATGAAAGTATTAGTTCAAAATTAATGAATGTTCTTTTTTTTACCCAACACCACCTTGAAGAAAAAGATAATTCTTTGTTTCTCCAAGATCAATTTGAAAAAGATAATAATCGTTCAGTGATACCATATTTTATATTTTACAGTTCCCTTTTTCACATTGCCCATTTCTACAAATTCTAAAACTATAGTCTCCTTTGCAGTCTTTTCGGCAATCAGTCAGAGCCATATATAACACATAAATAAAGAGAACTATTACCAAGAAAAAAGTTATAAATGCGTAAATAACCAATTATATTTCGTTTTCTTGTCCAGTTATTTCTTGGATGGGGCAAAGAATAGATAAAATAATATATGCAATCAAATAAGCTAAAACGAAAGAAGAAAAGAAACTGAGTCCCAAACAAGAATAAAAACACACCAATAAAAACAGAAAAAGTATAAAAGACGAAATTATCGCAATCGTTATTTTGTATTCAGAATGTTTTGGATTTTCCATTTATAAACAAGTAATATTTTCCTTCCAACGTTTAAATTCAATAGATAACCGAAAATTAAAAAGATCCACCAAAAAAGTAAAAATGTCAGGGGTGCGGTTTTTGAGAGGATTAAAGTGTACAACACAAATGGGAACTACTGAGCCTGTAGTTTATATGAATTTTGACGGTGAAGGGTGGTTATCACTTCGACAAATATCTATACTTTTCTTTCCCGTTTTGGGGGAAGAAGGTTTAAAATTGAGCATATGGTGTTCGCAAAATATCAAGTCCTGTAAATATTACCAAAGTTCTTTGGTCGATTGCGTTTGTAAAAGATTGTTAAATCGTGAAATTTTGAAAACTCTGAGAGAAGCAAAAATTCATGTTAAATGGGTGGTTGATGTGCAATCAGCACAGAGAATATTAACTATTCTCGATCCTTGTGTGCGTGCTTCAATAATTATTTCTTTTAATAATGCTCTTTCTGAACTTCTCAAAAAAGGGGGAAGAAAAAGAGCTGTTTCGAATAAAGAACGAATGCAAATTGCAGCATCTCAAGAATGGAAATGTAAATCATGTAATAATTTGTTCGGTAAAGACCTTACTTTTGAAATTGATCATAAAATAGCATGGTGTAGAGGAGGAAGCACCCGTAAGGTAAATTTACAAGCATTGTGTCCGAATTGTCATGCTAAAAAATCCAATCAAGAGAAATTTATGATCTTTGAAAATTTTAAATGTGGTTAAAATACACATTATGTGTATTTTAAGAAAAGATTTAGGTGTAGAAATGAAAATGCTAACTTTTATAGTCTTAATAATAGTGATATTTTTCCTTTCCACTTTTTTAAGTGACTATATCCCTATATCATTCAATCTATTCAGTAAAAGAATTAAACGAAAATCTAAAATGAATCCAACTTTAATTTTAGAAAGGGAAATGAAGAAAATCCCATTTATGTGTAATTCTAAATTTTATAGTCCAGATTTTTTTATAGGACTGAAAGAATTACAAGAAAATTGGAAGGTAATTAGAGAAGAAGCCCTTAAAGTTTATAAAAATAGTCCTATCTTAAAAATTGGGCGAGAGAAAAAGGAATGGATTAAACTATCACTCAAAAAGGTATTGATAGATACGGATATGAGGAAGGATGGATTTATAATTGGAATGTAGACAACAATGAATACAACAAAAAATTGTTGAATTATAGGTTGATGGTAAAAGATCAACCTCTTATTGCCAATGCTAAACAATGTCCTAAAACTATGAAAATATTATCAAATATTGAAGGAATAAACATCGCTGGGTTTTCATGGATGACTCCAAATTCTGAAATTCGAATGCACCGAGATATGACAGGACTAAAATACGGTTCTTTGGCTTACCATTTGGGATTGATCGTTCCTAAAGGTGATGCCATTTTAACTATAGAAGGTGAAACAGAAAAAGAAGAAGAAGGAAAAGCTATCATCTTTGATTCCACTTTTTTACATTCAGAAGTTAATAACTGTTTATTGGATAGAATTATACTTTATGTTGATTTTAGATTGGATATATAACGATTTATATTTGTGTTGGAGTTCTAAACAAATATATTGACGGTTGGAAGAAAAAAAGAACAACAACCATTATTTTTCATAAGTTGATATTGGAAGAAATAAATCACTAAACAATTATCTTTTTCTGACGCGTATGGATATCATCTATGGTGTCTAAAATGGTAAACCCTATAGAGAAGAAGATAACCCATCTATTAAAAAAAGATGAAGTTGTCATTTAGTTGTTTTTTCAGAAACAACTTGAAGAAAAAGATGAAGTTGTCATTAGTTGTTTCTCCAAGATCAACATGAAGAAAAAAAATAAAGTTGTCATTAGTTGTTTCTCCAAGATCAACATGAAGAAAAAAATAAAGTTGTCATTAGTTTTTTCTCCAAGATCAACTTGATGAAAAAGATGAAGTTGTCATTAGTTGTTTTTTTTCAGAAACAACTTCATGAAAAAGATGAAGTTGTCATTAGTTGTTTTTTTCAGAAACAACTTCACGAAAAAGATGGAGTTGTCATTAGTTGTTTTTTTTCAGAAAAATGAAAATGAGTAAATCTTTCTATAAAAATAGATATAAATTTCACAATGAAAGTGTCATTTGAAGATTTTACAGAAGAGATTTTGGTTAAAATATTACAACTTATGGATATTTTGGATTTATTAAATATATATTCTTGTTCAAAGCTTCTGAGAAGATTGGCAATATATATATATTTTCAACGACTATACTTTTTTCCTACATCAAAAAAATTGGAAAGCATTAAAACTATCGAATCCATACCTTTTATGAAGCAGATTCACTTGCTACAAAAAAAGAAAAACATCAAATGTCGTGAAATATACGTGATGATGCTTTATGTAGAAGAAAAAGGTTTCATGCTTTTGGGCACAGCCAAGGATCGTGTATTTCATAATTGTAATCCAAAATTTAGGCTCTCAAATGATGAGGGATATTTGGAGTTTTCAAATAATACCGAAACATATATATTTTTTGAAAATATCATCGTGGATGAGGTTATAGGAATATATAGTGAAGTAACTGACAAATGTGTGGTAAGAATAACTCAAATTGAACATAGTTTTCCAATGTATGGTAAACTTAAATTTTGTCTCATACCCACCCCAGATATCCTACAAAATAAAAGATACTTTGCTCCATTAAAAGAAGGACTTGTAGCTGTAGATACAGAAAAAAAGCTACAGCTGCTACTGCAAGTTATAGATAGTTATAGTGGAGAACACTACGAAGAAATAATCGATAAAATTTACGATAAAACAGATATTCTTGATTATTACCCTCTTTTTTAATTTTGTATATTATAATACCCATTTGTGTCTAAAGAAAAAAATGTGGTTGTTTTCCAATATCAATTGAATAAAATATGATAAGTGCAATTTTTTCAGGAAAAAAAATGAATTTTATAATATAATTATCTATCACAAATACGCGCGTGCATCAAAAACCACATATTATAATGAGAATAAAATGTGCTCAAATTAAATCCTCAAACAATATCTCTCTTATACGTTAGTTACGAATATTGAATTTGAATTGAGACTTATTATAGTCAAGGAGTTCATCCTAATACATTATATCCGATGATGAGGGCAACATTGCTGTGGTTTAAGGCGAGATTTAAGAATTTCGATACTGCAAAGACTGGATGGGCTACTAACTTCATCTTTTACGTGAAGTTGTTTCTGAAAAAAACAACTAATGACAACTTCATCTTTTTCTTCAAGTTGATCTTGGAGAAAAAAATTTTTTCCTCATACCTACTCCTAATATTCTACAAAATAAAGAACAATTTACTCCATCAGAAGAAGGAATTATAGATATAGATACAGAAAAATTTGCAATAAATCTTATGCTATAAAACAGATATCCTTGATTGTTATCCTCTTTTTTTGATTTGAACATATATATATATATATATCATCTACCATCCACAATTTTGCAAATCAAAATCATCTTTTAGATAGTTGATACAATTAAAAATGGTATTCCTACGTATTTTTTGGTAACACCTTTGATTAAGACAAGTATCTATTCCATAGACATTGATCCAAGGACGAGTAAACCAAGTACTTACACCCAATGTGAGAAATCCAATCCATCTTTTTTTTACTTCGAAAAATTGTATTTTACCGTTGACTATATATACATTCATGTATTTGTTAGGACCTAACTGTTTAAGAGCCAAATCCATTAAATAACACATTTTATGATTATGATAAAAGGCATAAAAGATATCAATAATTATCGTTATAAGCCTTTCTCCAAACCACCAGCAACGGTTTTCTCTAAAGAGCTACCACTTTTTCCTAGTAAACCTTTAGCGGTGTCCATCCATTCACTCCCACTTGTTGATGCTCCAGTTTCAGTAGAAGAATTCTCTCCGGCTTCGGCTAGAAGTAATTCTTCTAATCCTCCCTCTTTCTTTTCAGGAGCTGGAGATGCTGATCTCCTACCTCTGAAAATAGCTGGGAGAAACAAGAACAAGGCAATGATACCTATAATCATTGCTAATGCAATTAAAAAAGGAGCAAAGAAACTTTCTACTTTAGCTGTGGCTTCTTGGGAAATAGTTGCTTCCAAATTACTTTTAAGGGTCTCGTTGATTTTTCCTGATGTTGAACATGAGACTAGATCATTGATATATGAATTTTGATCAATTACAAGAGTACCTATTGTAGCGTTTTCAGCGTTAACATTTTGAATAGCAGTTGTCTTAACTGTATTGGCGCAATCCTGTACAAACTTGTTTTTTATCTCAGTGGCTATTTGAGCGTTGATTTTAATAACATTTTTGGATTTTGCAGTACTTAATTCCAATTGTTGTGACAAAGCGTTAGCTGTTTGGGATGCAGCAGCTTGTAGGGCTGCATCCAATTGTGAGGTAGCTGCTTCTGATTGTAGACATCCTTCTTTCAATACTATGGATTCTGTTTGACTGATATTGACATCTTTACCTTTGAAACCACTTAAATTAATATCTTGAATATCAGATTCTCCAACTGTTTGACTGCAATTTTGAACGGCATCATTAATCACACTAGCAATGGATTCCAGATTCTCTTTAGCAATGTTTTTCGTTTGTACACCGCCCATATTTTTTCTCTAATGTATAAAATTAAAAGATGGATTCGAGTAGTTCATGGATTATAATTATTATTTTACTTTTTATCTTTCTCATTATTCTAATTATTGTCTTTTATTGGAAATTTATCTATTCCCCAACTCATAAATTGCAAGATGCAGTATCCAATGCGACATTACCTCCTGGATTTCCTAACCAAACTACATCTTAAACAACAAAATATTTGTGTCTAAAATTACTTAAATAAAGCAAAAAATAAAATACCTAATTTAACTTTTTCTTATTGATGGAAAAATGGCTTGGACTGGATATCAAACCGCAGGTGTAATTGTTATTATTATAGGTATTATATTATTGATTGCAGGGGTTGTCATCCTTGCATTAGATCAAAGTAACCAGAAAACATCAGAATGGTGGGTGTGGGCTTTGATAGTGATTGGTGTGATTGGGTTAATAGTTGGAATTGCTTTGTTTTTCATTCCAAGCCCTAAAACAGCTTTGGAAGAACAATTAGAGATAAAACAAATGGGGTGCCAAGGAGTGACTGTTGCTACTGAACCAAGAAAAGGTATGATGGCACTAAGTCCTATTAGAAAAGGAACGCCTTGTCCATCACCAACCGTTATTCCAGCTGAGAGGTCAAAACCTGCTACTCCTGTTGTTCGACCAAGAGTTACAAGAAGAACAACTAGAGGTCAACTTATGCCAAGAGCTGACCTGATTTCATCTGATGTCTATTGTCCACAATATCAAGTTGCTGGTGCTGGTGTACTTTGTCCTGCTGGTACCGCCTATAAAGTTTAAAACATATTATATATATATTATATATATATATATTATATATATATTATATACTGTTATCTATTATAATGCCCGAAATAATAGATCGCGTTGGTATAATGTGTCTTCAATGGTTTTACACATTATCAATTTAGATACAAGTATCCAAGAAGCGAAATAACGCAACCTTTCCAAGTCGTATTGGTGAATTTCTCCTTCTAATTCATGAAATCCTTTCGTTTTGACAATATGACGTAAGAGATCTTTTGGTTTTATTTCTTTGTCTACAGTTTTAGGGGGTTTGACATTAAGATATTCCAGAATTTTTACCAAGACAGGAGGTGTTATATTGCGACAGACTCTTCCACTTTTAAGTTTTCGCTTATCTTCATGGGCATCAGGATCTTCATCGATTTTGTTACGAATGATGAGATTTTGGTCTCCAAGATAATATCCGTACACCAGACTTTGTTCCTCAAATTGTTGTTTAAAATGATATAGTTCTCGTTGAATCCATATACTATATATGACAGCTTCTTCTGGAGTAGCATCTCGCCAGCAATTTGAAGAACCAGTAGTAGATATTATTTCATTGAATGAATATCTTACTTTTAGTATTCTTAATCTACCGTTCACTTTAAAATATCTTGTTTTATCTGCATATCTTGTTTTTGTTCTTTGTAGAGTATATAGCGTATGAACATATACCAAATCTGTGTCTTCATCCCATTGATAATACTCTTCCGGGTTATAATGTTTAAATTTTACCTTTCGGATACCATGCTTAGGTTTTCGTCCTCTGCCTTGTTCTTTTTTGATTAATTCTTCTTTTAGTTTTCTAATTTCTGTCACAGGTTCTCGTAGACAGTAATAAATAGATGGTTTACGATTGTTCTTCACATTATACAGACCAAAATGCTTCAGTAATGCTTGATTAAACTCTTTATCATTTTCGTTAGCTGCAACTATTTCTTGAGAAATAGCATTCTCAAGAAGCTTAGCGCAAGTTTCAATAGATATGTTATTTGTTAATCTCTTTTGTAATTCATCTGGGTCCCTAAAAACAGTTTTCAAACTTTTTATTTCCTCTGACTGTTTTTCAATTTGGATTGTGGACTTGATGTTCTGCAAAGGAATATGATGTATAGCAATGATATTTTCTGTATAAAACCTAGAAGCGTATCTTTTCTCTTTTCCTATTTCATATTCTCTAACGAGAAAAAGTGTATTACCATCCTTTTCCAAATAACAAATATAGGAATATCTATCTCTAAAAGGTATCTTTTTGGAGATGATTTCATTTACAGCAAAATAAATATATTTTTTTATAGGAGGAATCATACTTTGCTTTTTCAGCAACTCTACTACTTCTTCAATGTTTATTGAGAATTTGGATAAGAAATGATGACGTAAAATGTTTATAATGATTGAAATGGGTTCGTTGATATAATGAACATCATAAGTTGAGTAATCAACTTTGCTTGATATACTTTTATCAAGTTTATAGATGGGAAGAGAAACATAATCGCTTTCAATAGTTCCAGGCTTATCAGTTGCTCTTACATTTCTTTCATAATGGATCAAAGAATCAATAGCTACTCTTTTCATAATCCTTTGGACTCTTTTGATTGCTCTATCTTTTGATTCTGCCAGAGTATACAGATAAGCATCAATAGATTTGGCTGGTTTACCTCGTGAAATAGCTACATGATAATAAACTTCTACATCTACTCGAGCTGTTTTTGGATCTAGTCCAGCCTCTGCATATGCAATTTGTTTTTCATTCAACAAGTCCTGATGACTAGTAGAGCGTATAGCTCTACTTTTTGCTTGGTGAGGTGTAGCATATTTCCAGTCTCCCGATCCAATATGAATACTGACAACATTATTCAAACTAATACCTTCACTTCCAGTAGGAGAAGCAATAAAAACCTTTAGATATTCTCCGTGTCTATTTTCATATGAATTCATCAACTCTATCATGGCAGAGAATGTACTTTCAGATGTCATACCAGTAAATAACCCAACACGTTTCTTTTTCTTAAAATCAGGACGTATTTCCTTTTGTCCATCTTTATCTTCCAAGTTGTTCTTTCCAAAAGGATCCTTGACTCTAAACACACTGCGAGATTCATTAAAAAGTTCATAACCCATAGCTTGAAAACAAAGAGCAATAGTTATAGCTCCAGAAGCTTCGACGAAATTGTCATAAATATATACATTTCCTTTATCTACTCTTTCAGCGATTTCAATCATATTGGCTGTTTTAATAGACATTTTCCTAATCCCATCGATAGTTGAAAGAGCTTCCTTAAAATCATCATTTGGATAATAGTTGTTTCCAATCTTCTCAGTATATTTACGAAATCCTTTTGACCCCCAAGAACCATCAGGATAAACAAAATTGGCTGCTTGACGTTCTGCATGATAGAATGTCTTCTTTTTCTTTCTTTCTGAACCAACAGGGTTTGCGGCATTTATATAAGCTGCATTCTGAAATTCACTCATATAATTTGGGAAAACTTTTATCTGTGGATCAAAGTCTCCTTCGTATTCATATTCAGGAATTTTGTTTACTGGTATTCCTACTTTAGAAATTTTGATACCTGTATCCAAACTGCGTACATAAGATATTCTGCCTCTAAAATAAGGCTCGTAATCGTCTAACGTGGCAGTCTCATAAGGAAAATCGGGCGGAAATTGTATATTTTTTGGAAGAATTAGGTTCATTAATGGTCCAATTTCTCGAACATCATTAATCATTGGTGTAGCAGTAGCAATGACTCTCTTGATATTGTTAGGTATGTGAAAAACTCTATATAATTGGTCATAAACTATCTTTTTCTTTCTAATTTCTTCTGAAATACTCTTCTTTCTTTTTCTTTTTGTTTTATCTATATTGTCTACACGAATATTATGAACTTCATCAAAGAAAATAAGAGTATTTGAATACAAGTCTCTAATAGTTGCATCATCTTTCTTTTCCAAATCTCTGGCAAATTTTTGATAACCAACTATTTCATACCACGACTCGATTTTCTTTCTAACAGCACGCTTACGTGTAGATGGAAAAAATTCATCTACATCATATGTGCCGTCGGTACAACCACTTACAATCTGTTTCTCAATTTCAGATTTAAGAATGTCATTTTTTACTAAAACTAAAACTTTTTGTATTTTTTCACTACTACAATTTAAATTACGCTTTGAATTCATTCTGAAATATTCCCCAATCAGATCCAATATTCTGGATTTACCTGTCCCAGTATCATGGAATAAAAAAAGATCATTGTATGCTAATAAATATCTTTGTACTAGTAATTGATGTTTAAAATATCTTCCTTCTAATCTTTCCAAAGGAGTAGAAGCAAGTTCTGCAAATTCTTTTTTCCTCGTAATTTTCTTCTGTATATCTTTATCGTTTGTATCAGGGTAAAATGCGAGTAAATCTTCTAATTCAACACGTTTTTCAGGATAAGGATCGAGTATTCCTGAACTCATAATTAAAATACGAAATAAAAGTGAAAGTTTAAATATCAAAAAATTTCACTTTATAAATTCATTTTTACAATTCAATTTTACATTCAAATAATGTAAAATTACATTCAAAGTATGTAAAATTACATTCAAAGTATGTAAAACTATGTTCCACGATAAAATAACTTGGTGGATTGTTTCTCCAATATCAAGTTGAAGAAAAAGTAAGTTATTTGATGATTTGTTTCTCCAATATCAAGTTGAAGAAAAAGATAATTGTTCGGTGATTTGTTTCTCCAATATCAAGTTGAAGAAAAAG